GCACAATTAGAAAGAAAACAATCAGAGACTGACGCATTGTCGACAGCAATGGCGAAATTGCCACTTAAAATTTATGTAAAATAACTTATTAAGTATTTGGACTTATGAATACTTATACTTATATTATATAATATATAATTAAACAGATGAAAACTAAATGGATACAGTAACATTTTCAATTGACGACGGCAAATTAGACGATTTGTTATTAAGCAAGTTTGACAAGAAATTAGATTATTCAGATATTAAAGGTGATACATATTACGTGTTACCCAAACGTGAATTTGATAGATTCCGAGATCATGCAGATTCCTCAGGATATGATGTCGATACAGCGATTGAAATAATTCAAGAAGGAGAACACAAAATGAAAGCCGCACATATATTAGCAGAGAATTACAAACGATTTTTCAAATTCAATTTGGGTGAAGCGGAATACGGTAAAACTGGACATGTGCCAGATGAATCAGAATTTGAAGGTGATGGAAATAAAATGTATACCACAGACGCTCAACCTTGGGAAGATGCGTATGACTCACTTGGAGCGTTATTTAATAATGTTGAAGATTTAGATGCAGAAGCACCATTCGATGCTGATTTGATTGCATTGGTTAAAAAATTCGACGAATTTAGTGAGGCATTTGAAGAGCTCATGGCAAATGTTGGAGTGGAGACTTACAGATAATGCCGTTATTTCAAAGCAGACGAGATTCAGGATTCCTTAAAGGTATCAATAAAGAGCTATTACATGCCTTTATCAGTATCGAAGTGGGAGTTTATAAATTAGATTTGCCTGCAACTGAAATTAATATATATGAAGAGTCAGAGCAACGGTCTTACAAACCACCAATTAGATTGTTTTGTCAATTGCGGTTAGACTCTAAATCAGGAGTTGGTGATGACTACGGTATTGATTATGCTAAAACTGCAGCATTCGGATTCCTTAAATCAGATTTACGTGACGCTGATATGATTATGGAGGAAGGTGATATTGTATTTTATGATAATGGATATTATGAAGTAGACCAAATCAGCAATTCAAATTATTGGGGAGGCCGAAATCCAAATACAATGATTGGTATTATAGAAGACGATTGGCCAGTTCACGGATATGATCATGCAGTAGTTGCTGAATGCCATCTCACTAAAACAAATTCAATTCATGTCGTGAATACAAGGACAGGAATCATACCGTCACCTTTGACTACTAATACAAGTATACCTAAATTTTTATAAATGCAGCTAATAGAGCAATTGATAATTAAAGGGCGTTACGATCAAATCACAACTCAATCGAGCCGTGTGTTGATCAATATGGTGAAGAAGGGAAGGAAGCGTGGCAAGTTTGAATTAGTATTGAACAGATTAGCTACTATGGACATATTAGATGATGTCACATTTAAAGTTCCAATAAATGTCATAGTCAGTTTTAAAATTCAATATGACGAAACTGATCCAAACGCATTTGATGTAGCGGGGTTTGCGGATGATGACTCAATTGATTTGGCTATTACTATAAATCCTAAATATTTCCCTGAGGCATTTAGTAATTTAGTGCCGACAATAAAAGAAGCAATGCGACATGAATTGGAACACGTTGCACAAGCAAATGGGCTAAGGCCGAGTTCGGAAGACTTTGAAGATTGCAATATGAATTTCGTAGAACTTAAAGACCCTCAACATCATTTGGGCAGATATTTTTTACTGAAACATGAAGTACCAGCATTTGTTCGAGGGTTGTATAAAGCAGCAAAAACAAGGCGGGAGACAATAGACGTCACAATAAATCACTTTTTAAAAGATTATGCACACAGACTAAAGTCGGGAGACCAAAAACGTATCCGTAGTGTCTGGTTTGATTACGCGAAGAAAAATCTACCTAATGCACAATGGAGTGGATATTTATAATAAAAAAGAGAACTAACTATGACTACAATGTCTACATTAAAAAAACTTGTAAACGAAGCCATTGACGATAAATTACCAAAATACCCAATGTCTAAATGGTGGAAGAACGACCCAGACGTATTATTACGTTACGTATATTGGCTTAAAAAACAAATGCCACCAATAGACCCTAAAGCCAAAAAACGTGAATGGTTAAAGTTGATGGATCAAATGGCAGCAAAACATAAAGCGCCATATAATGATTTCAAGAAAATGGCACAACATAAATTTAAATAAGTGCAACAATAATAAATGTATCAATAAATATAGGAGTTGACATATGTCAGACAATTTTGTGGAACACGGTTCAAGAGGTATAGAGCTAGGACGGAACAGGGCATTGGATACTAGAAGGGATGATGACAATTTTAAAGTCCCATCTATAACATTATTTGATATTGATTATGCATTATTGTGGCATTTAAAGAATAATATAGTTCTCGAAGTTACGGAAAACGGGAAAACAATCCCTATACCAATCCAAATGGCCGCTGGAGAAACTTGGAGCCAAATTCAACGTCATGGATTTTTACGTGACAAAGGTAGGAAGATTATGACACCTATAGTCACCCTGAAGCGCAACTCAATGACTCCAGACACTAGAGTTCCAAAATTGGATATTCCAGGAGATAATGGAGCTACGCAATTAATAATGTTTCCTGATCAGCAGCAGAATAACTCAACAGATTGGATCAACAAATCATACAATACTAAAGAATCTAAAACTTATTTTGTAAGTGTAATTCCAGATCATGTACTTGTATCATATGATTTATTTATATGGACAGACCTTACAGCTCAAATGAATGCAGTTGTAGAACAAATTGTACCTCAAGACAGAATGCCTTGGGGAGACGTTATGCAATTCACAACTAAAATAGGTGATTATAACTTTGAGACTATAAACAATACTGGCGAAGATCGAATTGTGAGATGTCAAATTCCTCTAGAAGTTGAAGGTATATTACAACCTGAATATGAAATGAGAGAATCTACAATACGAAAAGCCCATACAATTAAGCGTGTAGATTTCCGCAATGAGGTTGAACAGGAAGAAATTTATGTAGATCATAAACCTAAAATCATACGGATGGGTAGTTCCAGGAGGCCAACTAAGAATTTTTGATAAAAACCAAACAAACAACTCAGGTTTGGACTAAAAATATAATATTTATCATTGAAAATTAATTTATAACATGATGAAAATAACAATAAGGAAAATACATGCCTAAAAATACTTATCTTAGTGCAGGTGTTTATACAAGAGAATTTGATCTTTCATTCTTGCCATTAGACATTCCAGCTGTAGGAGCAGCAGTAATAGGACCAACTGTGAGAGGACCAGCGATGGTACCAATTGCAATTTCAACTTATTCAGAATATCTTAGATGGTTCGGTGACGTATTCTCTAGTGGCTCTGGAGCAGTTGAACAGGAGTACAAATATCTAACATCTTATGCAGTACAAGAGTATTTGCGTTGGGGTGAAGTTTGTACAGTGATACGAATACTAGCAGGCCAGTATAGACCCGCATATTCAAACGTAATTAGCCAAGCAGGTAGAACCGCTGGTACATACACTTCAGATGATATGTCCTTCAAGTTAATAGCATTGACAGACGGTGATGTTACTAATAGTGGACAAAAAGCTGCAGCGGATTCAGGATCTGGAATAACAGGTGATGAATACGATGGTAATGTACTCCATTCAGGATCTCGTTATAATATGAGATGGGAAGTGGCAAATGTTGATACCGACAGAGGTACATTTGACTTATACATAAGACGTGGAGACGATAGTGACTTTAGAAAAGTTGTTATGGAACAATTCGTCGGTGTATCCCTTGACCCGAATACAACTAATTACATTGCGAAGGTAATCGGAGACCAAGCATATCAAATTAGATATGATAGTGGTGGATCTCCATACTTGGAACTAACAGGATCATATCCAAACAGATCTCGTTTTGTCAGAGTTGAAGTGTATCAAAATACATTGAAATATTTAACAAATGAAGGATCTATAAGAGACCAATCATTAACAGCATCTCTTCCAGGAGGTTTTAGTGGTTCAATATCAGGATCGACTTTTGTAGAAGAAGCAATTCCATTATCAGGAACATTTGCCGACGGTAGCGACGGTACAGTTGCCCACCCAAAAGCAATGAATCAAAATATATGGAATACTAATACGCAAGGATTTAATTTAGCAGTCGCAGGCAGTGGTAAAACAGCTTACGAAGATGCAATTGATATACTTTCAAATAGAGATCAATTTGACTTTGATTTATTATTAACACCAGGTTTAATTGACAACTTAGATAATCATGCCGTAGTTATTACAAGGGCGATTAGTATGGTTGAAGAACGCGGTGATGCATTTTATATCATTGATCCAACATATAAAGGATCTACGGTAGGACAAGCCAGAGCAGCAGCAGAGAATAGAAACTCTAATTATGCAGGTTACTATTATCCGTGGGTTCAAATTGCAGATGCAGATTTAGGCGGTGGAAGATGGGTACCACCATCCGCAATAGTACCTTCAGTATATTCATTTAATGATTTAGTTTCAGAAAAATGGTATGCACCTGCAGGACTTAATAGAGGTGGATTGGACCAAGGTGTCCAGACAGAGAGAATCATGACTCAGAATGATCGTGATAACTTATATATCAAAAATATCAATCCAATTGCAACTTTCCCAAGACATGGATTAGTAATTTGGGGTCAGAAGACATTACAGAAAAAACGTTCAGCAATGGATAGAATTAATGTTAGACGACTTTTAATTGCAGCCAAAAGGCATATTGCTGAAACAGCTAAATATTTAGTGTTCGAACAAAACACTAGAGAAACTAGATTGCGTTTCATCAATATAACTAGACCATGGTTTGAGAATGCGAGAAGAAAGCAAGGAATATATGATTTCAGAATCGTTATTGACGAGAGAAATAATACTGCTGATGTTGTTGACAGAAATGAAATGAGAGCATCAATTTACTTGAAGCCAGCTAAGACGGCAGAATTTATTATCGTTGACTTTTTTGTCCTCCCAACAGGAGCGAAATTTCCAATAGATGATTAATTTAGGCGGTTAAAATAGACGTTGATGATATTTATTGACGAAATTAGATTTAAAAAAAATTAGGATAAAGAATGCTATTTACACCATTTGAACCAAAAGTTGCCTTTAGGTATACATTAAATATTGATGGAATACCTGGGTTCCTTTGCAAGTCGAGCGGAATGCCTAATCTAGAAAATGGTGAGATCGTCATAGATTACATCAACACAGATTTTAAAGTGAAGGGCAAATCACGTTGGCAAGACATTACAGTAACGTTATATGATCCAGTAACTCCGTCAGGAGCTGCTGCGGTACATAACTGGATTAAAATACACCACAATAGTGAATCAGGAATTGACGGGTACGCATTTGCGGAATATAAAAAGGATATCACTTTAGAAGCTTTAGATCCAAAAGGAACACCAGTTGAATCATGGACACTCTACGGAGCGTTTATTGGATCAGCAAACTGGGGAGACATGGATTGGAGTAGTGAGGAAGCAAAAACGATTGAATTGAACATCAAATATGATTACGCAGTATTAGGGTAATTAATTTATTTATAGTAAACAGGTAATTAAACATGAAAGAGAATACTAAATCATTAATCAGGCATATATTAACCGTATTCGGTACAATTTTAGGCCTAGCAGGATTGAACGATTTTGTTCCGATATTAGATTTTTTAATAAATTCACTGGATGGCGTTTGGGATGCAATAGTAATGATAGTTGGTTTTGCAACAACGATATTCGGATTTTTAAAGGATCCTACACGACACCAAGAGAGGGAGGCTGGAATAGCAGCAGTTTCCACAGACGCTAAATAATTTATATTACAAAGCACATTTAGGGGTAATTACTATAAAAAGTAGTTGCCCCTTTTTATGTTAAAATTTACCGAGAGAACATATTTATATGTAAAATAGGAAAACAGTTTTATGGCAACAACAACACCAACTCAACCAAGCGCACCAGAAGTGCCAAGCAACCAACCATCTTTAAAATTCGACTACCCAACAGAACTGGTGAAACTACCGTCCAAGGGGATATTATATCCAGCAGATAGTCCATTATCAACAGGTGAAATTGAAGTTAAATATCTTACAGCTAAAGAAGAAGATATTTTATCAACTCAATCATATCTTGCTAGTGGCATCGTACTCGATAAAGTGTGTGAATCGATCATCGTCACTCCAGGAGTCAAATATAATGATTTATTGGTAGGCGATAAAAATGCATTATTATTAGCAGCAAGGATGTTTGGATACGGAGCAGAATATGAAACTGTAGTAACTACATCAGATGGCAGAGAAATTCCCATTACTGTGGACTTAAGTGCAGTGCCTCATAAGGATTTTGATGAGACACTTGTTACTAAGGGGGAGAACAACTTTAAATTTACTTTACCTAAAAGCGGGTATGAAATAGAATTTAGGCTGTTGACGGTAGGCGATCAGAAAAAAATAACTGCAGATTTAAAAGGTATCAAAAAATCAGGTATTAATAAAGTGGAGCAGAATTTAACGACTAGGTTGCGGTTTATGATCCAATCAGTTCAAGGAAAGTCTGATTCTACGACAATTAATAGATTTGTCCAGAATATGTTAGCTATTGATTCAAGAGCATTGAGGGAATATATTTCTCAAATACAACCAGACATTGATTTAAGTATAGAAGTGGAGGATCCCGAATCAGGTGCCACCTTTCGTAGTGACTTCAGAGTCGGATTGGATCTTCTCTACCCAGACTTCGAAGGGTAGACAGCGAATCGTCATACCATTTGATCATCGCATATTCGGTATTACTGCTAGTTATAAATTAGCACTACATAAAGAGCTTTTTAATTTTGTATATATGAGTGAAGGTCGGTTTTCACATACAGAATTGTATCATATGCCAGTCTCAATGCGTCGACTAAATTTAGGTTTCCTTGCAGAAGTGTTACATGAGCGTCAAGAGGCTCAAAAAAGGCGTAGATAATACTGTTTTTTTGATATTTATATGAAATAACCTGGTGTAATATTAGGATTATTGAAAGGTTTTACTTATATTTAAATGTAAACAAATAAAATATTATGCAGTTAGTAGAAGGAATTTTAGAAAAAATAGTAAGGGTGTTAGCATCTAAAGCAGCTCAAAAGGCGATTGACAGAGCTATAAAATTAGCCCCTGAACATGATGCTGAATTGGAAGCAGAACTTGAGAGTTTACGCCAAAGTTATAAGCGTGTGGACGACCATATGGATAACTATTGTGCGCGCCACCCAAATGTACCACAATGCAAAAATAGAAAGAAGAAATTAAATCCGTACAAGTACAAATAGAAACAATTTCTTCTTTATTAAACTATCAAATTCTGTATGTGTACAACTCCAAGAACTAGGAAATGTTAAATGGCTTCCAAAGACAATAAAGGCTCTATAAACTTAAATGCGCTCCGTGATCAGCAATCTAAACTACAGTCCGCGTTTAAGGAAATCGCTAAGTCCACTGGTGGGGTAAAAAACCAGATGGCTGATATGCGTACTATTCTTTACGGCATCGAGAAAGGTTATATCAAACTCACTAGTGAATCTTCCAAGCTCGAGAAGGTTCTGAAAAATATCGCCTCCAACAAAGGGTTAAAGGAAAATCTCCAAGACATCGCATCTATAACTGGTCTACAAGGAAAGGCGTTGGCTGACTTTTCAGCACAACATCAGAAACACAGGCGTGACACGGCTGCCGCTAATAAAATTAGCCTCGAAGATCAGAAAACTAAAATAACTGGATCTGACAAATTAATTCGTGCATGGACAGATCAACGTGACATTATTGAAGAAATAACTGATTTCCAAGAAATAGGATCTGACGCATTATCCGACCAACTCAACTTCCACAAACTAACAAACAATGCGATTAAAAGGGTAAAATCATCATTAGACAGCAATGCCTTAATAGCAATGATGACAAACCAAAGTGTGGAAAGCATGACTGCGAATATGAAGAACTTAGGAGTTGCCGCAGCAGCGGTAGATCCGATATTGGAAGATGATCCAGTTACAGATCTGCTGCGTGAGATAGGCGCTGTTTCTGACAGTTTAAGTGCGATAGGTGCTAGTGAATTTACAATCAATGGAAATGTTGGTAATTTTGAATCATCTGTTATAGCAGCACGTAGCCACCTCGACAACCTTTACACTGCTGCACAAAAAGGTGTGAATGTGCGATCTTCATCAGTAGTCCCCCAGGCGATTGCCGCAGAGATAACAGGCGAGTTGATAAATGATGCGGATATGGCTAGTGATTTTAGTAATGAGGTAGCGTCGCTATTCAGCGGGGATTCAGTTGACATTGATGTCGGTCTTGAAAACGTAGTACGAGATTCGATAACTGCATTAAGCGGTCTGGAGTCTATTTCTAAAGAACAAGAAGCACAAGCAAACGCATTAATGTCCTTGTTGGTCAAGTACAATAAAGCACAACTTAGTTCATTTATAATCCAAGAGGCTCACCTCCAAAAAGATGTTGTTGCGAAAAAAGAAGCTATCGATCTCGCACATAAACAATTAGCGTTATTACAGAAACATAAAGGTGCGTTAGACGCATTGTCGAGGACAGGGGAGGAATTTACTAGCACATTACATAACGGATTTAATAAATTATTCACACCAGCGCAAAAAGGTTTACTTGGAATTGATCAACTCGTCGTCAATATAGGAAAGGAATGGAGTGGTGCAGTAAACAACATCACTAGCGATTTAGCTAGTGGCTTTGAAGAGACGGGATCTTTCGCAAAATCACTGATGACGAATTTTGGCTCAATGTTAGGCAATGTGAAAAAACTGATTAATCCTTGGATGATAATAGCTGGGGTAGTCGCAGGATTATTTGCAGCACTAACTAGTGTAGAAAACGCAACTAAAAATATATCTAAAGAACTCGGAGTGTCTAGAGGTCAAGCATTAGGCTTGTATAAGCAGAGCATGCAATTAACTAATTCCTGGGATAACCAATTGACTACTCAGGAAGATGTACTTGATGTGATGAAAAAACATCAAGAGAAGTATGGTGTTTTACTTGACATAAGTAATAAAGCGAATCAAGAGTCTATTAAATTTGCAGCTAATTTAGGTTCGCAATATGGAGTTGCTGCTGGAGAAGTGTATGGCATCAGTCAGCAATTTAAAATGCTCGGCGCAGATTCAGAAGTATCTGATAACTTGACATCGTGGTTAGCAAAATCATCAGAATTATCAGGTATACCATTTTCCACATTCACTAAAGACATGGCAGAAGCTTCCGAGTTAATTGCTACGCATTTTGATGGTATGCCCAAACAAGCAGCCAAGGCAGTAGTTGCCACTCGACGTATGGGGATGAGTTTACAGCAAGTTGGTAAAGTGATGGATGCTAGTATGAATGTTAGCGGCTTCTTAGGCGACATGGCTGAAGTGAATGCAATGACAGGCGGTATGTCCGACTTGTCAGGAGTATTTGAAATGCGTATGAGTGGTGCAGATCCAGCAAAAATAGCAGAGGAGGTAGGAGCCCAGTGGGATAAATTGCCAGACTCAATGAAACAAAATGAATTCATTGCAGCGAAGTATGCGAAAACGCTCGGAATGTCCGTCGAGGAATTGAAAAAAGGAGCTAAAGTGCGGGAAATGAGTAATTCGTTATCAACGGATCAACAAGCACTACTCGACAAACATTTAGGTTCAATGTCTAAAATGGATTTAGCAGATTCAAAATCAGCTATGATGGCAGCTAGTAGACTTGATACGCAAGAGAAGTTCGGAGTGGCTATGTCTAAGTTAAAAGGTGAATTGATGACTTCATTACTCCCATTGATTGAAGCATTTGGAGAAGGGCTATCGGCAGTATTGCCAGTGTTAGGTATTATTGGCAAATTACTCGGAGCTGTCGGATCCACTGTTGCATTTATATTGAAGCCAGTCACATGGCTTCTTAAACTTGTAGGCGGCATTGCAGATGCAATGACGTCATTTTCATTAGAGCCGCTCAAACAATCATTTTTTGGAGTGCTAGACGACATCACAGGTTCAGTTACTGATACATTTTCGTCATGGCAATCAATTCTTGGCACATTCTTTAAATTTGCAATCGGCGGATTTATACTATTCAAAACTGGTATGCTGAAACATATTACGGGAGTATATAAAATTTTTCCTAAGATGGCTAAAGGTATAACTGGAATATTCTCAAAAGGCGGAGTCGAAGCAGGTGGAGGATTTGCGAAAACAATGCTTGGAAGCCTCAAAGGTATTGGTAGTAAAATATCTGAAAAATTAACTGGCGGAGGATTTGCGAAAACAATGCTTGGAAGCCTCAAAGGTATTGGTAGTAAAATATCTGAAAAATTAACTGGCGGGGGAGTGTTTGATAAACTTAAAGATAAGGCTGGCAGTGTATTAGGGGGTATGAAAGACAAAACATCTGGCTCTGTCGACGCCCCGTCGTCAATAGGGTCTTCAGTAACTGATAGCTTAGATTCCGTCGGAAAAAGTTCTAGTCGTTTAAATAAAGAAGTCGGGACAGGCGTTAAAGACTTCTTGACAAATTTAGCTGCTGGATTAAAGGAAATGGCATCAATGAAAGTTGTCGGTGGCGCATTAGCATTAATACCTGCCAGTATAGGATTCGTCGCAATGATCCCAGGATATATCGGAGCAAAATTAATATCTAAAATTGATGGCTCTGCGTTGAAAGGTGGCCTTGTTGGGATGGCAGAAGGATTAGAAAAGATGGCTTCAGGAAAAGTATTACTTGGTAGTTTAGCATTAATAGGAGCAGGATTGGCATTCACACTAATGATTCCAGGTGCGATTGGAATAGCGGCATTAAGTATGGCTGCCCCACTTGCAGTTGGAGCATTAACAATGTTAGGTACTGCATTAACAGTATTCGGCACATTGATGTCATCAGGAGTTGGCGCTATCGGATTATTAGCATTTATAGGCCTTGCAGTCGGATTAGGATATGCGATAAGTAAAATGGCACCATCTATAGAAGCAATAGGATCAGTATTAGGAGGTCTCGGAACCGTTGTAAGTTCAGTATTCTCAGGAATTACAGGAATTATTACAACCATTACTGATGGATTTGTTGATATGTTTACTGCATTGACAAGCGTCTCCCCTATAGATTTAATCGGTACGGCATATGGGATAACAGCTATTGGAGCAGCATTAGCAGCATTCGGAGCTGGATCAGCAATTGGTGGCATTGGATCTGCAATTGGGAGTATGTTTGGTGGTGACCCAATGGCGAAGTTATCCGAACTTGCAAAATTAGCTGACCCTCTTTCAATAGTGGCAGAATCAATATCTAGTTTAGCTGAAAATTTAAAAGACTTGATGGCGACTATTGATGGTGTGGATGTAGGAAACTTGGAAGGTATGACAAAGTCGCTAGGCGGCATGGCGATGACTCTGAGTATGAGCGCAATTACATCAAATAGTCCAGCAGCTAAGTTAAACAACTTTATGGGCGGCAGCAAAAGCAACTCAGGCATAACTAATCCACTCGCCAAATCAATAGGACCTTCACATTCTGCAGCAGCAGCTGTCAGGAGTACAGGCATCCAAACAATAGAGCCTAAACCAGCTCCAGCGCCGATTGTGAATCCAGAGGTGGGATTGCAACAGTCAAACGATACTCGTAAATCAAATGCATTAATGAAAGAATTGATACGTGAAGTTAAAAATTCAAACGGCGCACCAATAGTGGTGAAAATTGGAGATTTGGAATTAAGAAGTCTCCATAAGAAAATGAAATCATTTAATTGATTATAGATGATATATTAAACTTAAATAACTAATATGAGTACACTTAGACAAGGCGGCACACTATTTTCCTTTCTCCCTTTAGAACCAGGAGGAGGCGGCGGCGCTGCAATAAATTTCAGAGCCCATATAACTAATATATCTGACAGCCATTCACCGTCGTGGGGTGAACATATGGATATGGGTCGTGCAGACCCAAAACTAATGTACCAAAGTTATAGTAGATCAATCAATGTGGATTTTTGGACTGTAGCGATTGATACAGGCGAGGAGACTGTATGGCTCAAAGCGTTAAGTTCCCTTGCAGAAATGACAAAGCCAAAATATAAACCAGGAGAAGGATTCCAAGGTGTATTCACTAAATTATTAATTGGTAATTTGATTGATGAAATTGGAGTTCTAACAAATGTTGACTATTCCATTGATAATGAAACTCCATGGAAAAATGACGTGCCATTATATGTTAATTGTAGTGTGTCATTAAAGGTAGTAGGATCGAAGAAACCATCATATAAAATATCTCCAGCGAGTTTTAAGCCTGGATTTGGAACAGGAAAGAGTAAATAATGCAACGATATGAAAACACAGTAGAATATATTCGGCATAATGGGGACGGTAAACGTAGATACGAAACAATGTTGTATCCTAACATCCCCCATACAACATCAGATATTTATTTTATAGCTAAGCAGTTAGATCGCTTAGATAATATAGCTCATGCATATTATGGGGATCCTAGATTGTGGTGGGTGATTAAAATTTCAAATAATCTTCCTGGTGGCACATTACAAATACCTGCAGGTAAGCGTATCCGAATACCATACCCATTAACTAGTACGCAACTATCAAATTTATTGAGAGAAAAACAATTTTAACATATGAGTAAATCCCCATACAAACGACAGCCTGACGGTGCATTATTTGGATTACTTAGCGAGAGACTGGAGACTTGGACAGCTGGAACTAATCCTCAAGCTGCATCAAGAAATCCTGCTTGGTGTAAGGTGTATGGAAACGGGAAATCAGTACCGACGGATCAAGACGATTTTGAATCATTATACAGATCCTCATTGAAGCCAGGACCAATATTGAAAGATGTCACACTTAAAAATGGCGGCGACTTTGGTTTAATAATGGAATTGGAAGTGACAATCCAGTGCCACACTAAGGAAGATTTTATACAAATTGAAAACTCATTCTTACGCCCAGGCACGAATGTTAGAGTTGAGTTCGGATATGGCCACCTATGGCCGACAGGATATCAAGAATCAAATAATATAAAAGGATTTAAAGTTGCAACTTACGCATTCAACACAACAGCTGAAGGCTTTTGGATAGCGAAATTCAAAGCCGTATCTCCAGGAGTCGCATTGCGAGCAATCAATATGGGAATGACTGTGGAGAAAGATGTGAGTCGAAAATATAAAGGTGAGAGTGATGTCGCAATAGTTACAGGCATCCCTGATTTAATCGCATATGATTGCCAAGTCAACGGTCAACACTCAGTGGATTCTATGGATGACGGTGAGGTTGTAATACCAGGAGGTGGTAAAAAAGGCGCAATAGTAATTTATAAGCCTAACCATTTACATGGATGGCTGGCAAATAGTTTTGGTGTATATGGTGACACAAACGGAGTAACAGAAACAGATAATATTGTTTATCTCACATTGGAATATGTAGTGGAACGACTGATTAATGGTGAAATATTAAAACAATATTCCAAGATGATTCATGAAAACCATAGACCAGACTTTGACAAACTAGCAGTGAAGTTTGATAGCGTCTTGAGCAAGTCATATACTGACCAAGGATTATATTCAGCATGGCCAACGAAAATATTATTCATGGGCTTGAATCGCGGCAACTACAAAGCGAATAATGGCAATGGGAAAGACTTTGAGGGGGATGCAAACAAAAACCCAGCAGTTATGTGCTTGACGAAAGCTGGCACTCGCTTAGAAGTTGACTTGAAAAAGATATTAATTGAACGTTCTTTAGTATTATCAGCATTGGAAGATTCATATTCAGAAAAACAAGTGGCTGCCACAAACGATGGGAAGGAATCTACAGAAGGTTTAATATCACTAGATACATTTTTCAAAAAACTCTTCAATGAAATATCAAAAGCATCAGGCGGTATGATAAAACTCAGGTTAGCGCAGCATCCTGATATACACAAGGGTGGCGGCGGGAAGTTGCCATATGAGATGTATATATTTGATGAGAATAATGGTCGGTTTGGTGGATCATTACCTTGTTGGACGTTTGACCCAATTGATGGTGACGGGTCGATTAGGTCTTGTACTTTAACTTCAAATGTCGGCTCTAATGAATATCAAGCAGCTTTGTTTTCAGGACAAATGAAACAAGCAGATCCTGTACAAGAATGTTGTGGTAATATGGACAACGGTAATACAGAAGGCAGGACAACAAAGCGTGACGATGCATTTGAATCAATGGGACAAATACTTCGTAATCCTGGATCATTAGGCAACGACAAATTTGATCCAATTCATATGAAAACTTTAGAAGGTTGCCTCGGAGCATTGCGCTACGGTGCACCTGATGGTAAAGGTAATGATATGTTAATGTATGCTGGCCTTGGCATAGATGTTGAAATAGATGGCATTTACGGATTTCTCCCTGGTAATGCGATATCTACAACACAACTCCCCAAGGGATATAATGATGCTAAAGCATACTTTTTTGTGGAATCTGTGACACATGCGTTCCAAGGCGATACATCAGATTGGAGTACAAAGTTAGAAGGGAAATTAGCATTCAATGATGATGTAACTTACCTCCCCTGAATCGAAATAAAACTATTAATATATTATGTCAAGTAAACGAGAGCCATTTTATCCATTACATAAAGTCCAAACAGGCTTGTACACAGCAGGCGGTGAATACATACTGCGGTCTGATTTTGGTACTGAATATATTGGTTTATATCACTTATTACCTACAGGCGACGCATGGACAAAGGCTGCCCCAGGTACTGACACTGAGCCATTAATTGTACCACAATTTAACGCATCAGATACTGTTAAATTATACAACCAAACTCGACAGATAGAATCTAATAATTACCAAAGTCCAATAAATGTCAAACCTGATCTTGTTGCGGACGATTATATCCAAGGAGAAATTCCTAGATACTTTGTACAAAAAAGGAATAATCCTATCCCTACAATTTACGAAATATCAAGAAGTCAATACCTCTCTCTAAACAGCTCAAACAATCCTGGCATTAATAGTACTATTTGGAACTATACCACTATCATATGGAAGCTATCAGGCGATCTGGCGGGATACTTCAACACTATATCAATCGGAAAAGCAGAAATAGATTTTCCAGGCATTCAAAATTATCTTGACAATCCGTTGGAGTTCTCAAAATAACTTGTAAATAATTTGTTCGTCTAAGATCTTTTACTTATATTAATAGTATGACGTTTGTAGACGATTATACTGGGATTGATTGGCTTGCTCTAAAAGGGTCTGACATACTTGTTGTGCCTATTCAAGCCGATCATCGTTTACATAGATTGGAGAATACTATAAGTTTCATATACATACAAAACTTGAACAATGGTGAAGAATTCTTAATCGGCTGCACTCATAACGATTTGCATCAGAATGGTGAAGAATGGATTCAGAACGTTGAATGGCCTGAGAATACTTTCTGCTGGAGTTCAAATGTATTAAGGCAACGTGGCGTTAAATGTTATGATGTCGATTTATGTTATTGGTTACAATATAATACACCGATTGATGTGGCCGAGTCGTCAGAAATAACAGTTTATCACCAATGGTACAGGACTGCATCAGATATTAATAATATAGTTCCAGTAGTTGTATTTATACCATTGTGTCAAATGATTGTTGAGAACTTTAAAAAATGCTTGCCGAATATTGATTTCGATAAAACATTACAATTTTATAATGATATTGTATTGGATAACTATTTCAAATTAGAAAACGCAGGCTTGCCAATCAACTCTAATGTATTGGAGCATTTCCATAATATTAAGAGGGATGTATTATATACAGAATATTTCCCATATACATCAACAGGTAGGCCGAGTAATAGATTTGGTGGTATAAATTTTGCAGCGTTAAACAAGTCCAATGGGGAGCGGTCAATGATTACGCCAACTGGTGATCGAATGTTGATTGATTTCGATTATGATAGTTATCACGTTAAATTAGTCGCAAGGTTGATTGGATACAAATTACCTCCAGGCAATTTACACCACTATTTCGGACGTCAATATTTTAACACACCAATGATTAGCCCAAAGGAGTATGAGGAATCGAAGGGGTTAACATTCAGAATGTTGTATGGTACAATACCGCACGAATATAAACATATTAGATTCTTTAAACATGTACATAAATTTCGTGAGCGGTTGTGGGCAGATTTCAAGCGAGTTGGGTATGTTAAAGTGCCAATGAGTAGTAGGAAGATATATTCAAAGAACTTCGAGGATATGTCTGCTAACAAGTTATTCAATTACATTTTACAAGCATATGAAACAGAAGTGAACTCCTTAATGTTACGCCACGTATTGGAATATTTATATGATAAATACAGTGAGTTAATACTGTACACATATGACTCGTTCCTTTTTGTATATGATAGACGAGACGGTAAATCGTTTATAGATGATATTAAAACTATCTTAAATCAATTCAACATGAAGGTTAGTTTAAAGATGGGACGTGATTATCATAATATGGTTACACCTAAAAAATATAAAAAATGATTATGAATATCGAAAACTTAATGAATGAATGGTTTGCGCATTTACCAAAAGGATATGCACAGAAGCCGTATACTATATCTGAATTACAAATACTTGAAAACATATTAGAATCGAAAGGTATCGAATCGCGTCCAGTTATTGATGCATTAACAGAAAAGGATGTAGATAAGGATGGCAAGGCTGACGATTCAGCAGATGATAGATTTATTGCTAAATCACAGCCTTGGTTGATGAGCGTTGACGCATTCAAAAAATATATGGACAGTACATATGTGATGCCAGGCCAGGATGTACTTGGATTAGAAGGGATGTTTGCAGAAGTAATAGCACTAAGCCCCTCCGTCCGTCAGTCGATAGTTAAAATCATCGGTCAGAATACAAAACGTAAACTTAGTACTGGTTCATATACAATGGGGAAACATGAACGTACATTATTTGATATAATTAAACGTACGATAAAAATCCCAAACGGTCATTTTTCAGAGTTATGGTTTGCAATAATACATGATGGTGAAATTAAAGGCGGCGTCGCAGGTGATACTGGTATTGTTAGTGATGTTGATGTAGACGGTGACGGTGTGTCTCTCAAGAATTATAAGAGACTTGGCTCTGTGGATTTCGGATCATTATCTCCAGACTTCACTAGGACATTTAAAACAATGCTTAATTTAGGAAGTTTGTTAACTGGCAAATCAATTACAGCATCAGTTGGTAGGGTCGGTGTAAATGATGTATTATCATCATTACAAGATCCAGAAGTGATTGCTGATATTAATGGACTACTAGCATTATCTCGAGACACTGAACTTAAATTCATTAAGCGTGTTACAGAAAAAATTGCGAAGATGTTAAATGGTGCAGATCCATCCGATATTGCAACATCCATGTGTAATCATGTTGATGCGATGCTCACTAGGAAAATCAAATCAGTTGATTGGTGGGGCATCATTATAGGTAGTAAAGTATACATAGAATCTGCAGATGAAGTACTTGAGCCACTTTTATGTAAGAACAATCAAGTTACAACTGCTGTATCTAATTTTAAAGGATTGCACTTATGGGTAAATGCATCCAAGATACATAAAGAGATCATTGACTAATACGTGGGAAAATGAATGAAGGCGAATTTACTTTGTACTTTTGTACATAAAAATGATTTAGGTATGATATTAGAATTCATACCTGCGACTTATAAACTTGATACAAATGTAATATTCGTACTGAGCCACGTGCAGAAACCGTACCAACTGTATTGTACATATAATGTAGTCGGTAATTACAACTTAACTTCCAATACTATATTAATACATAGAAAATCAGACACAAATACTTTATATACAATTAACGCACTTAACGACATAATAAAACAAATGAATAACGGGATACTAGATATGAGCATGCAGATTCCATGGGATAATTATACAAATACATTAATATTATCTCAAGGGTCTGAATTGGCTCATATTCCACTTAGGTTAGAAAAAATACACAAAATTACAAATTAATTAAAGAAATATTTGGAAGTGTGAAAACATTTACTTATATTATTATTATATCATTTATTAACTAAACTATTTAAACAGACAATGGATTTAAACAAAATTCGTCAGAAATTAGACACACTTAACAGACAAGGCCAAGGCTCAGGTACTAAAGTGATTTGGAAACCAGAAGAAGGATCGCAAGTGATTCGTATAGTTCCTTATATGCACGACCGAGATTGGCCATTCCAAGAATTGCTATTCTATTATGACTTAGCAAAACGTACAATTATTTCCCCTCAAAACTTCGGAAACCCAGATCCAATTCAAGAAAAGGCAGATGCTTTGAAAGCAACTGGCGAGAAGGAAGATTGGTTATTTGCCCGTAAAATTGAACCAAAGATGCGAACATATGTTCCAGTATTGGTGAGAGGCAAAGAAGAAGAAGGTGTGAAAATGTGGGGCTTTGGAAAGACTGTCTATGAAGAGTTGTTGAAAACAATTGACGATCCCGATTATGGTGACATTACCGATCTTAAAAACGGTAGAGACATCACGGTTGATTATGAAAGACCGAAAGACGGCTACCCTAAGACAAACTTTAGAGTGAAGCCAAACACGACTCCTGCTACTACTAATAAAGCAGTTGTTAAACTGTTGGAAGAAATGCCATCAATCCAAGATATTTGGGAAGCGCCATCCTATCAAGAATTAGAAAGCTTATTTGAGGCATTCCTAAACAATCAAGGTGAAGAGAGTGATGACGCCACGCCGCCAAATCAAACGTCTGCGAATAGCTCCGCTGCAGTTTCAAGCGATGCAGATGATTCTATAGACGCAATACAAAGCCCACAAGGTGCTGCAGCGACTGCTGATATTGATTCTGCATTTGACGACATGTTTTCTTAATTTTTAAAACTATCACATGGCAAAAAAGATGAACGCCAAAGTCACGAAAGACTTGGCCAAGGAATTAGTATCTTCGTTGAATACACAATTTAAACATCACGTCGATAAAGCTGCATCTTTACTTTCAGATTCAGGAGGCGGTAGTGAGGTGACAGATTGGATAGGCACAGGATGCGATACATTGGATTTAGCAATCTCAAATCGCCCACATGGTGGATATCCAGCAGGCAGGATTGTCGAGATAACTGGATTAGAAGCCTCCGGGAAATCTTTACTTGCCGCATACGCTTTAAAAAGTACTCAACAACAGGGAGGCTTGGCAGTTTATATTGACACTGAATCCGCAACAAGTAGAGAATACTTGAAGGCGATCGGTGTTGATATAGACAGCTTATTGTATTTACAGTTGGAAGCATTGGAAGATATTTTCGGAGCTATTGACAATATTATTGTAAAGGCAAGAGAGTCAAAAAAGAAGCCGCTTGTAACTATTGTAGTGGATTCCGTCATGGGAGCTACAACATTAAATGAGTTAAATGGTGAGTGGGGAAAAGATGGATGGGCTACTGACAAAGCTATTATCTTATCAAAAGCAATGCGGAAGTTGCCTAATACTATTGCACGTGAAAATGCTTGTTTGATTTTTACAAATCAACTCAGGCAGCGATTGGGTGTAAGTTTTGGTGACCCGTGGACGACATCAGGAGGTAAGGCAATTGCCTTCGCTGCTAGTGTGCGTTTGCGATTGAAAAGTTTAGGACAGATTAAGATGAAACAGCATGGCATCGACCAAGTCGTCGGTATTAAAACGCGGTGCATAGTACAGAAGAATAGAATGGGACCGCCATTGCGATCTACTGATTATGAAATTTATTTCTCATCAGGGATTGATAATTATGGAAGTTGGTTGCATACATTACAGAGTTATAAGGTAGCGAAATCAGGCGGTTATTGGACATTCAAATTGGCATATGAGAGTGTCAAAGAAAAAGACAAAGATGGCAATTTTGTTACTAAAACGTATGAAGGCGAAATTATCAATCCTGAGACTGCAGAGTTGAAAAGGATTGATGGTGAATGGAAATGTAGAAGTAAAGACTTCGCTAAATGGATGGAAGCGAATCCTTCCCTTAGGGAGTTTTATTATGGATTCATCTGCGATCGAATCATCATGAACTATAAAGTTAATGAGGATTTTGGAATTGAAGATATTACTATTGACGAAGAATTTACAAGTGAAGAAGCATAGTATAGACAAAGTGAGGGAAATGATTGAACAAGCTAAAGGGATTGGCCCAGCCAATCAAGATAGTAATGTTTTAATCATTGACGGACTAAACACCTTTATCCGAGTATTCAGTGCTGTCCCAGCATTAAACGATGACGGGCAACACGTCGGCGGTGTTATAGGCTTTCTTAAATCTGTAGGTTCAAACATCCGCCAGTTCCAAGCAACGCGATGCATAATCGTATTTGATGGAACTGGCGGTTCATCGCGGAGGAGGAAGTTATACCCAGACTACAAAGGTAATAGAAAAAACAAAAACAAATTAAATAGGTATAAGGAGTTTGAAGATTTGGTTGATGAGCAAGCCTCAATGAAACGCCAATTTACAAGACTTATAGAATATTTTGATGTGTTACCGTTGACTATTATTACCATAGATAATATTGAAGCTGATGATGTTATTGCATATATTACTAAACAATATTATAAGGATGTAGATAATAAAGTTACAATTGTTTCGACTGATAGGGATTTCTTACAGTTGATAAATGACGATGTCCGAGTGTATAGTCCAACAAAGAAAAAACTATACACTAAAGAGAAGATTGAGGAAGAGGTTGGACTTCTAACAGAAAATTACTTATTATACAGAATGATGTCAGGTGATGCGTCGGATAATATTCCAGGAATTAGTGGAGTTGGATTGAAGACTTTGATAAAGCGATTCCCAGAAGTTGTCGACACACCAATGACGGCGGACGATATAATAGATAAAGCTGCAGGTTTAGTTGCTGATGGATCTAAATTGAAAATATTCAAAGAGATTGCAAGCAACAAAGAATTGTTGGAGCGCAATTTTAAATTGATGCAATTAGCTGATGTTGATATACCTGGGCATTCCAAATTAGCAATCCAAGATTTAATGGATTCTGGAGTAGAATCAATCAACCGTAAAATCTTTAGGCGGTTATTTTTAGACGACAAATTGTATGCAAATATAAAGAATGTCGATAATTGGCTACGAGATACATTTAACCGACTTAACATTTTCGCGAAAAGGAATAAACAATAAATTAACATATGAGCGATAAAATTTCAAATTTTGGATTCAAATTCCAAGCTAAAATAATTGCCTGCTTGATGATTGACGCAGGGTTTGTCGGACAGATTTACGACTTATTGAAATTGGAATATTTTGAATCTGAATCTGTATCGTTTCTAGTTGATAAGAGTTTAGCGTATTTTGATAAGTATAAAAGAGTGCCAACTTTAGAAGTATTGAAAGTTGACATTGATGCAATTACTGATGACTTGTTAAAGCAGGAAGTTATTAGTACATTGAAGGAAGCATGCAAGTCAGCAACGGCTACCGACTTGGAATTTATCAAAGAGAAAACTGTCGACTTTTGTAAAAATCAAGAGTTGAAAAATGCAATAATAGAATCAGTTCCATTATTACAGAAAGGTGATTATGAATCAATAAAGGTGCTTGTAGACACTGCCCTAAAAGTAGGGATGGATACAGATATTGGATTGAATTATTTTGAAGATATCCCAAAGCGATATATGGAAGATGCACGTCAACCTATATCAACTGGATGGGATGTGATTGATGAAATTACAAAAGGAGGGATTGGTCCAGGAGAACTAGCCGTTGCAATTGCACCATCTGGAGCAGGGAAGAGTTGGCTCTTAGCCGCAGTAGGAGCAAATTCGATGCGGCAAGGAAAACGTGTAGTCCATTATACTTTAGAGTTGAGTGAAAACTATACAGGGTGGCGGTATGATTGTATATTATCAGGTATATCATTAGATAAAATACATTTACATGTAGATAAAGTTGAAAAGGCATTGAAAGATGTTCCAGGAGAGTTAATTATTAAATGGTACCCGACTAAGTCCATATCATTGATGGGCATACGATCCCATATAACGAAATTGAAAATGTTGGATATGCCACCTGATGTAGTCATTATTGATTATGCCGATTTATTAAAATCTGGAAACAGTAAAATGGCAAAGCATGAAATATTAGAAGCGTTGTATGAGGAGCTAAGGGGATTCGCAGGAGAGTATCAAGTGCCAGTTTGGACAGTTTCCCAATCGAATCGGGAAGGATTGAATAGTGATATTATTGAGGCTGATAAAGCCGCTGGAGCATATGCTAAAATATTTCCTGCAGATTTTGTATTGTCGTTGTCAAGAAAGCAGCAAGACAAATTATCAAATACAGCAAGGATACACATCATCAAGAATCGTTTTGGTATAGATGGGATGACGTTTCCAGTACATATGGACACTTCACGGGGTCATATCAATATTCATGCTGAGGCGAGTGATCGCGGAAAGGAGGTGTCAAACACGATGCGGACTGATAGTGAATATGATAAGCAGATGCTTAGAAAGCGTTTAGGACAACTGCCAACAAAAACTGAAAAAAGTTCAAGTTCGAACCGAGTAAACAATTTATTTTAGATAATTATTATTAAACACAGAGAATATATGTACGTTTATCAAGTTACACATTTACCAACAAGAGAGTTTTATATAGGGTTGAGTGATCAGCCAAGATCAACATTTGATCCAGTTAAGTGGACAGACCCAGCGGGTATGTTTAAAGCAATGGGCGATAATGGAGCAGGGCGAAAAATTCATAATTGTGAAAAACGAATGCTTGCAGAAGTATATTCAATGGATGAATTATCCAAATTAGGTGCTGAATATGCAAAAAAATACCAAAATGTTCCTGCGTTTAAAGGGCTCCATAGCGGCAAACCTACGACCTTAGCACCAAAACCACCAACAGAACAAAAGGCCAAGGCTACAGTTCCAACCACCACTTTTAAGCCGAGTAGTGGAACAGGAGTGACGACGACTACATCGTCTTCGAAATCTTCTTAACATTTTTCAAACGTCAAAATTATTTGGCGCAACCTTTATTTTATCAACCGACAACATGAACTGAACGACTATGGACATGAATATCTTTGAAGCCCGTGAAGCGATACAACCGTATGAATATCCACATTTACTAAAATTTGTGAAAGCAATCCACTCAGCATTCTGGGAAGTGGATCATTTCACATATACAAGAGATGTGAGAGACTTCAAGATAGACTTGACTCCAGAAGAGCGCCAAGTTGTCGAACGGTGTATGCTTGCAATTGGTGTAGTAGAAAATAAAGTAAAGACATTTTGGGCTCGTATTGATTTACGACTACCAAAGACTGAAATTTCAGATGTTGGACATACATTTGCAGGCAATGAAGTAATCCATCGCCAGGCTTATGAGCGTTTATTGAATGAACTAGGCCTCCAGGAAAAGTTTTCCCAAATAGATTCAGTCCCTTGTATGCAAGGCAGGACAAGATATTTGCAGAAATATTTAAAAGGTTTAAAATCTAGATCTGATCTTGAATTTACAAAGTCACTGATATTATTTACATTGATGATAGAGAATTGTAGTTTGTTTTCTCAATTTTTGATTGTATCGTCATTTAGTAAATACAGAAACGTACTTAAAAACTTTTCAAAAGTTATTAATGCGACAGCAAGGGAAGAAATATTACACGGTAAGTTTGGAGCTGAAATTATCAACATTATTAGGAAAGAAAATCCTGAATGGTTTGATGATGAGATGGAAGATAAAATACGAAGAAATATACGAAAAGCATATATAGCAGAAGTCCAAGTTTTAGATTGGATCTTTGAGCGAGGAGAACTAGATTGGATATCTAAGGATGAAGTCCAGGAGTTTTTAAAGCACAGATTTAATGACAGCTTAAACCAGATTGGATATGATAGTGAATATGAAATTGATAACAACAAATTAAAAAAATCAGATTATTTAGAGAGGATGCTTTTGGCGACAAAGGATTTTGATTTCTTTGACGGTAAGTCGACAGATTACAATTTAGATAATTCATTTGAAGAAGATAGTTTATGGGACGATTGAAATTAGAATGGTTAGGACAAGACCAGCGAACATTCCTCTCTAGAGGATATTTGTCACCAAGTGAAACTCCTGAAGATCGGTATCAGAAAATTTGTGACACAATACAAGAAATTTGTGACAGTAATTCAGAGGGGAAACTTATACCTGACGGGGACTATAGCACAGATGGTATTGGTCAACGGTTTGAAGTATATGCATCTAACAACTGGATATCATACGCATCTCCAATACTATCAAACTTTGGTAAAACTACTGGATTGCCAATAAGTTGTAATCATGGAATTATTGATGACACATTGGATTCCATATTAGGTGGTATGCATGAAGTTGGTATGTTGGCTAAATTCGGAGCAGGCACAGCAAAGAACTTTTCATCTATTAGAACTATTGGCTCTCCCATATCAACAGGTGGTAAGTCAGAAGGTGTCATGGAATGGATTGAGTTATATGCCCATGTGATGTCCAAAGTCACACAAGGGTCAGTGCGTAGAGGATTTTTAGCAGCGTACTTGTCAGTAGATCATCCACAGATATTGGAGTTTTTAACGATAGGGACAAAGTCTCAATCTAAGGAGGAGTCAAAACATTTCCAGGAAATTACGACTGCAGTGACAATACCTAAAGGGTGGATGCAGAAACTCAAAACTGGCGATCCAGAAGCGCGTAAAATTTGGGGCAAGATACTTAAAACTAGAAATGAGATAGGATATCCGTATATACTGTTTGAAGAAAATTGCAATAAAAATTCACCGCAAGTTTATATTGACAAGGATATGTGGCTACATAATGCAAATATGTGCATTGAAGCAATAGAATGGTGCGACACAGATAAGGAATTCGCTTGTTGCCTTTCATCAGTTAATGTATTTTTGTATGACGAATGGAAAACTGATCCACACTTTATAAAAGATTGTCAAGTGATGCTTGATTGTGTCATCACTGAGTATATTAGAAAAGGGTCTGAGTTACCTGGATTAAAAAAGGCAGTGAGATTCGCAAAGGAACATAGGGCAGTAGGATTAGGAGTGCTTGGCTTCCACGACTACTTACAAAAGCATATGATTAGTTTCGGGAGTTTAGAAAGTTACCGAATCAATAATGAAATATTTAAATACATTAGAGAAGAATCAGATGTTGCATCTGAATGGATGGCTAAAGCCTGGGGAGAACCAGAAATGATGACTGGATACGGATTGCGTAATTCAAGTCGAATGGCATTGGCACCAACTAAAAGTTCATCATTCATTATGGGCATGCGTAGTCTATCCACTGAGCCTTTAAAAAGTAACTATCATGAAAAGGATTTAGCTAAAATTCAAACTGAATATAAAAACTCCCAATTGATTGATTTATTGGAATCCAAAGGGCAGAATACAAAGGAAGTTTGGAGAACTATATTAATCAATAATGGGAGTGTTCAGCATTTAGATTGTTTATCTAATCATGAAAAGGATGTGTATAAAACTTTTGCTGAAGTATCGCAAATTGATGTTATTAAATTAGCAGCTCAACGTCAAAAATACATAGACATGGGGCAGAGCTTAAATGTAATGATGCATCCAGACACTCCAGGTAAAGAGATTAATAAGCTATATTTAACAGCCTATGACGAGGGGATAAAGAGTTTATATTATCAATATTCCATTAATGCCGCTCAAGAATTTAATCGTGATTTAATGACGTGTAGCAGTTGTGAAGGATAAAATCGTCTAAATAATGCAGAAAGTCATAAAAAAATCAAAGAAAGTTGTAGAAAAATTTGGTAACTTGAATAATATTACTTATATTTAATTATGAAAAAGCACGAAGTATATAAAAACTGGGCATATATCGCAAAGACGCCTAATGAAAATAAATTTAAAACTATTTGCAAAGATGTAATTATTACATATAACATTAATGCGGATAGTGACTCTGGTATTATTGATCACTTATCTGCATCTGTAAATATCCTCAACGAACTCGGCAAGTTGCATGGTAGTGTATTTGTACCTAACAATGACGACGCATTCGACGATATCAATAATACGATTCACAAGAGTGGATATTTTGATTGTATTGCAGTTGAGGACATAACTATTATTGAAACTGAACTACAACAATATTTGACAGCGAAAATACAACAAGTTGATGTAGAATCTGTAATTCTCATATAATTAATTTCACTTAAACATCATTTATGCACACGTTAGCAAAAAATGCCGATTCTAATGCTCGGTTGATTTACGACTTTTTAGACAAAGCATATCCAAACGGAAAGCCTGATTTTGATACATTAGTTAAAGATAATATTATTAATGGTACGCAATTAGTAGAAATTGCAGTCAGCCAAGTTGATAATATCCCAATGTGTCCTATAGGTTATAACCGCGATTTAATTGACGACTCAGATGTCAAGACTGTGACAGTTAGAGAGGTTAATGCAATTAAAAGAAAGACTCTTAAGTCAGGAACGAAACGTCGTTACAAATGTAAGTCATTTATAGCAGCAATTAAACGAGTTGACAAGAAGTTCGGAGTACTTAGAGTTATTTGTTATAATCCATTCCTGGAGAAATATCATTATTTTCTAATACCACCTTCAGCAGTGTATGGTTCGTCATCAATCGCGATGACATTTGATAAAGACACTAAAGAACCGACTGGAAAATATGCTGAGTTTTTAGTTGACGATTTTGAAGCGCTATCTAAAAATTTATCATTGCAATATCAAATTGATACAATTGTGTGTAATATTGACAAGGCTAATATTACTCAAAAAATTAATGAGTTGGTCGACTTGTTGGAAATTAATTACCATTATGATGGCAATATAGGGGACTATATAATAATAGAAAATGATATACGGTATATAACAAAGGAAAAATCATAACAGATGATAAAACGAATATGGATAATATATATGTTGAATAAAAAATACACTCAATGGACGATCTAATCATCGCAGCTTTCTTCCTCTTCATGACATACTTAACCGTAAATGATAAAATAAATAACAAGAAATGATTAAACGAATAGAAGATTATTTAAAAAAACAACCTATTAACGAATTATACCGAGCAGTCCAAGGAGAAGGTTCTCGTATGGGCCGTCCAAATATAGTGATTCGCACTACAGGTTGTACACACAGGTGTTGGTTCGGTGAAGAAGGAGGTTGGTGTGATACATGGTATAGCTCAATTGCTCCTGAAAAGGGGAAATTTAGTTTACAGGATGTGGAGGATTATATTATAGCTAATCCCCAAGCGACTGATATCATGCTCACAGGCGGTGCTCCAACAATGCATCCTAGAATTTGTAATGAGATTATGTATTTGGCAACTAAATACAATTTGTTTGTTACAATGGAGACAGAAGGTGGACAATTTGTTGAGACTGATATACCAATACATTTAATTAGCCTCTCCCCAAAATTCTCCAATTCAGTACCTAAATTAGGTACAAAATTTCCTGAAGAATGGAATATGAGAAAGCCTGAAGTTGACGAGCGATTTATAAAGCAACATAATAAATTTAGATTGAATCGTGATGCTATAACGAAAATGCTTGCATATCACAACGACTATCATTATAAGCCAGTTTGTAATCCAATACGAGATCCAGAAGCTTGGAATGAAATTGAACAATTCAGAACTGAATTGGGTATCCCAAAAGATAAGACGTATGTGATGCCCCCAGGAGACACGCCAGAAACGTTATTTTTAAATTATGGCGATGTGATGGAGTTTTGTGCAGACAATGGATACAATTTTACAGGAAGGCCGCATATTATGGCATTTGGGCAACAAAGAGGTAGGTGATGTAGGCAATTAATTTAGATATTTATTGGCGTATTATCCATAATGGATGGTATTATTTTTAACTTAAAACGAGATTACAAAGTATGTCGAACAAAAAAACAGACGAAAAAACTGAGTCAGTAACTGCAAACAACGCAAAAACTGTGAAAGCGGAAGCTCCAGTAGATAAAAAAGCACCAGCAGCTAAAAAAGCTCCAGAAGCTAAGAAGGTAGATAAGCCGAAAGCGGTAGAAGCAGACGCTCCATTATCACACTTACAACAAAATAACATGAGCCATCAAGCTATCAAAAACAGATAAATGCTGATAGAGATAGTCGGATGGACATCTACACTTTTGGTACTAGGTGGTTACGGTTTCAATTCAATTAATAGGCGCAAACAGGCATTTACTACTTGGATTTTAGG